CAACAATAAATCTCCTCTGTAGGTCTGGAGTATTATTTTCACCATTGCATAAAACCCAACCTTCTGGGATATTATCAACTGCACCACTCCACATAATTATTGCACCATAAGGTAAATTATCTAAATATTCTATATTATCTTTCATCATTAATTGTTCTAACTCGTTTAATCTACTGTTTTGATTTTGGATAATATAAAATGAAAACCCCACACAAACAATCAAAAATATAACACCAATGATTAATATCTTTGATAATTTATTTTTTTTCACTTATAATCTTCCTTTCTTTATTCCAGTATGGACTTCTACATTTCGGACAGGTTAAAGGTTTTTCTTCCTTTCTCGGAATCCAGATATGCCCACACCTTTTACATTTTAATTTTTGTAATTTAATTTCCATTATTTGTAAGTGTATAGCATATCTGTATATATATCAATAGCTAAATACTTGATAATGTTAAATCTAGCATAGCGCATATAATAACCCTTCCTAAATTACTTGAAGTAATTTTGATTTTTTTCCACCCCTGTTTAGCAGTTAAACTACTTGCTATATTTACATTTATTTCTACAGGTGCATTATCACTGGCAACTGAACCAGAATATTCACCGTTATCAGCTACATATACATTTACCCCATCTAAATTCGTGCCTTCATAAATTCCAAAAGTTAAATTATGTGTATGCGTTCCAACAGCACTTGCTGTTTGACCTGATACATCGTGAGTATGGGCACTTTCATTTACTGAAGTTATACCTGTAAGTGAATGGAAATGAGTACCCAAAACAGCCGTTTGGGTTTGTGACATAAGATAGTGATGGGAATGATTTTCTGCTTTATAAGTTCCAGAAGTATGAGAATGTAAATCAGTTGTTCCACTAAGACCAGCAACATCAGGTGGACTTGGGGATGTGTCATAAGTTGAGCGTTCATTAAAGTATATGGTATGACTATGATTACCACTATTTGCAGCAGTTCCCCCAGTAACCGTATGCTTATGAGCTGTGCCTCCAGTTGAAGTTTTAGCTGTTACGCTGTGGCTATGAGAGCCACCACCTGACGCTCCTTTTGAATAAGCTCTAAAATTCCTACCTACTATATGCACCCAGCAGGATTTAATTTCATCTACATTTTTAGGCATATAAAATTCACATTCTAAAAAATGGGTATCGTCCAGGCTGTCATCAAAATTAAAAGGCAGTACATTTCTTAGCTGCCCGTAGTGAGAAGCAAAAATAGAGCCAGCTCTGAGTACAGAAGCCCTGAGATAACCAAATTTAACTGAACCTGCATTAATGGCAGTTTTATCATTATCAAAGGGCATTGCATTACCAAGTTTTGAGTAATAGTCGGCAAGGGATTGAGCAACATTTTCAACGCTGTTTGTAAGCTCTAACTGTAATTTTGCAGGATTAAGCACATCCTTTACTATCTTTTTAACCCTGCAATCTATATTCAGTTTCAGGTCTGCATCATAAACCCTTACGGTATCACCTAAATTTATAACCTCATCTGACCATTTTGGAAGTATTGAAAGGTCGGCAATATTTATTTTATATGTGTAAATCGGCTTGTCATATATATCAAGATACTCCTGCCCGTAAGCTTTAAGCTCGGTAACATCGCTAAAAGATGTAAAGAGCGCATCTTCCTTTGGATTTTTGTATTTACTTAAGTTTGCACTCTCTAGGTAAATCTCGCCATTAAAGGCTCTGATATAGTCAAATCTTATTTCATTTTCCGCAGAAGCATTTGTAATTTTAAGTCCTATATAGCGGATAGCATTCTTATCAGCATTGGCAATACCTGAAATATCCCAGCTAAATTCTATCCACTTATCCGCAGTGGTTATGTTTATATCTGTGGTATTGTCATTCCAGGTACTCTCCCCCATTCCGAATTGGATATTAGTTCCAGTACGTGAAGCCTTAATCCAGAATTTTAGTTTTGTATAGCCAGTCAGGTTAAGTTCTGCACCTGCTCCTAAATCCCTTATCAGTGTATCGTTCAGGCTGTCAGTTGCCTTAGCTGTAAGTTTTACACTTGCCGAGCCCTGTTTTCTATCCACGCTGTCGGGGCTTTTAACCAGATTATCCTCATCTGAAGAAGTCCAATCTGCCACCGCATCGCAGGCTTCCATAATCAGCGTGTTGATTGTAATATTATCTTCGCCATAAGGAAAAAGCCTGGTTACAAGTTTTGATGGATCTTCCTCTGGTTCAATATAGTCGCAGTTTTTATCATATCTTATTTGCAGCTTCTTGGTCGAATTGCCAATTGCCGACTGTAAATCAACCGTTCTGTCCTGGTTAAAATAGAGCTCGCCGCCAAAGGCTTTCAAGATTAAATTAATTGCAGCAAGAACGGTAATACGATTGTCGCTGTATATATCTTCAAGCCCCAAATCATCAACATTGCCGACACTCCAGGTAGTTCCAGAAAGTACATTTGCAAGTGCAATTTCGGCTGAAATATTATTGTATCTGAATGATTCTATGGAAAAATCATTAAGTTCGTCCATAAGATGGTTGAGTCTTGCTCTGTAGGTAAATTTGCCTCTGCTTTTTATTTTTTCAATTTTCTTGCAGATATACAGTTCGTCATCAAACTCAACATAACATTCAGGCTGCAAGTAGTCGTCTTGTCTGACTTCGAGATCAGCGAACCAAAGGTTATTAATTTCTCTTGTAGTTATAAGAGAAAGTGGCGCTGTTATGCTTTTTATTATTGGTTTTGCCATTTTACTTTAAATCCCTTATAAAAATTATTTTCCTTCCCAAAAATCTAGGAGGATACTTTACGCTAAATACTTCAATACCCAAACCAGAATCGCTAAATACCGCTTTCCAGTCCCTTAAAAATTTATCCACTCCTACCCCTGATTCCAAAATGTGAACAATTTTATCTACAAGCTGGCTATCGGCTCCTATACCTGAATCTACAAAAATTATATCCTTATCCACTTTTATTACCTCAACCGCACTGCCAGAGTCAGTAAAAAGTATAATTCTATCCACTACAAGCTTTTCAGAACCAACTCCACTGTCCTCAAAGATTTTCATCAGGTAAGCATAGAAACTGTCAACGCCTGTGCCAGAATCGGTAAAAATTTTCTCTTGGCAAAATAATATCTGTTCACAGGTCAGAATTCCTTGTCCAGTTTCAAAATTAATCTGGTCAGTTCTTATTGTTCCCTGTCCACTTTCAAAAGTTATTTGTTCTTTGGTTATACTCATTTTAAGTCCTTATAAATAAGCATAAACTGCTCTTATAATTAATTTACTTACATCATTGTCATTAAAAATATGGCTTGCACCGCTCACCTTTGTTCTTGTATTTAGATAGTAGATGGTTTTAGTTGCCAAATTTAAGGGTTTAGACCTTGATACTGTTATCGAGGTTTTTAATGTTCCCGATGCACCACTAAGATGATTATAAACTGTGAAATCAACATCGCTTTCCGAATTATTTGCTGTTGAAAGTGTAGCGCAAGTGTCAATGCTAGTTGACGCGACTATTCTTCCCCCAAATGCAACTTCATAACTCACATTGTAATGACCTATTGGTATTGTAATAGATATAGAACCTAAATTATACCAAGTATTTTGTGCTGGGTCTGCCTGACTTCTATTAGTAGTATCAGTAACTTCTATTGTCCATTTTGTAGGGCCAAGTGGAAACCCCAATGGCGCTTTCATAGTACTGTAGTAAGGAAGTGTAATTGCAGCATCAGCTAAATCATAATCAGTACCACCATATATAGTTACTGTAGTATTTGGTGAACTGTAGACTACTTTGGTTATAATAAAATACTTTACAGTGGTTTGAGTCAACTTAATTTTCATACCAGCACTATATTTTGAAGTCAAATCTCCACTAATAGTAAAAGTAAAAGTAGGGTCATCAGCAGAAGCATAAGTCCAGGTTTCATCTGCTGGTATCCAGCCAGTTAATTGAGCTAATTGAGTTAGTGTTCTTTTAGCACCAAGATTATTATCCTCAAATTCTACATCATTAACGATAATTCCTATTCTATTAACCATTAAATCACCTTCTTATGATAGAGTTATTTTAAGTTTAGCAGTCCAGATTTCACCTTCTACTTTTGTACCTTTATCTGTTACAACTCTATTTATAAGTGGGGTACTTTCTGCACCCTGTCTGACTGCGCATTCCTTCCAAGCGTGATTTCCAGAAGCCTCACTAAATATTCCCTGCCAAGTCGCAGTCTGGTCTGAAACAGATGGGTAGCCATCGTCCATTGTTACCCAGGTTGTGCTTGTTCCCTGCAGGGCTGTTTGAGTAGCAACTGCTGCCACATCACTATCTCCTACTCCTATCTGGGCATTTGCAGAATCATAGTGAAGTGTATTAAGCCCACAGGTAAGATTCCAAATTCTTGTAATACCAGCATTAAGCAGGCAGTTAATTCCACTTTCGCAAACTTCTTTTATTTGCTCGTAGGAATTACCTTTTAGATAATCTTTCCTATTTTTGTATTTTGTGATGGTAAGTTCCTCAATAATTTTTATACTTCTATCTTCCATTTCTCTCCTTTCTTATAAATAAACTTTTCTAAAAGTTACATTTACCGATACATTAATCGTTGCATCATCAGTGCCTATTTGAAGCTCATTATTTCCTTCATTCATTGCAGCCATAAGAATCAAAAATTCAGCCCTGCCCTCTCCGCCATCACCAAATCCAGCAGGTGAACTCTCGGTATTCAACCTGATTGTCATTGCCTTGCTGTCTATTACCAGGACATCTCCTCCTGAAAATGATTTTGATATGTCAAATCCAACACTGCCCAGGGTATTGTTTATGATATATATATGGGTTTGTGCCTGATTAAATGTTATTGTTACAACCGGATAGGCATGATACTGCCCGCTATTTTGAACTGTCCAGGTTTTGCCATTTGTTGTAATATTATTTTCATCAATGCTATCGGCTGTTACTGCATAAGCAAATGGGTCGTTACAGGTAAAGCGAAGTTCAAGAAGTGTATGGGTAGGTTCTCGTATTAACTCAATATTTCTTAAGTGCTGTGCTAAAAAATATCTATCAGCCTGATTATTAAATATCAATTGCTGGTCGGTTTCGCTAAATAGAAATGCGCTAAAATTCTGTATTTTTGTTATCAGGTCTGCGTGGTTTGTACCATATAGCTTTCCCAATATCCTTATCTCCCGCTTGGTAAATTTCTTAAAGAGCTGCACATAACCTGACATTTGGGGGATGTCTATCTTTGTTTCCTTCTGCTCTGCCAAGGGTGGGATTATTATTTGGTGAGTTTCAAAATTTTTAGTTAATGCACTTACTGCTGCTAATGAAAAATCTAGGGCTGCCATTATTTTTCACCAAGCCCTCTCTGTTTTGATTGCTGTTGGTCATAAATATATTCTGATGTCTTTTCGTATATAACCTGTCCATCAAGTTCTATTGTAATTGGCAATACTATTGACCTGCTCATTTCATCTTCACTGCCCTTTACACCATATTTACCTTCAGCTAATCCAAAAATTAGTTTTGCAAGATTAAGTTGCTGTGGTGAATTTAATATAACTTCATATTTGTCGAGCATTGCAAGAATTCCACCACTGTCAAAAGAAGGAATATTCAAACCTTGTGCTGCTTTAAGCATTGGAAGGCTAAAACCATCAGAGCCAGCAATACCTCCTTTGGCAAATCCCAAAGTCCCGGCAGGAGTTATATAACCGCCAATGTGAGGTTTTATTGCCCCCAAAGCCTCGTAATATTGTTTAACAGTTATTTTTACAGTTTTATCTTTTATTCGTCCTAGCTCATCTAATACTCCCTGAACAACTCTTGGAACTCCAGTAGCATCAACACCAATAACTACTGTTCTATCTTTTGTAGCTTCATCAAGTTCAAGTCCTAATTCTTGACCTTTGCGTATTATCTCATCAGAGCTTAAGTCAAACTGAGCTGCCATCTTTATAAATGATTCTTCTCCCCATTGTCCCGTTTCTACCATTTGACGCCCATATTTTAATGCCTCTTCTTTTGCTTTTTCCTGTTCTTCTCTTGTCGTAAAAGTTGAAGTATAGACTTCATAAGCAGCCAGTATATGATCTTGCAATTGTTTATCTAATTTATTTACTGCTTTTTCGTGTTCTTCTGTACCTTCCTTACCTTCTTCAACAAGTTTATTGACTTCTTCCTGAACCTCAGCTAGGGCCCAGCCAGATTCTTGATACTCATTATTAGCATTAATACCGTCAAAAAGAACTCCTAAAAGTTTATTAAATGAGCTCCTAAGATTATCGACATCTTCTGTTAAATCTTCAGTAACTTCTGAAACGTCTTCAGTCTCTTCCTCTAAATATCCCATAGCTTTAGCATTCTCTTTTGCTAACTCTGTTGCCTTCTCTTCAGTATAACCAAGTTCTATAAACTGATTTTTAGCTTCCTCTATTACTTCTTCTGCTGTTTTAATTACCGGGATCTGTTCTTCTATAGCTTCAGTGGATTCTTCAGTGGCTTTTTTAGTCCCAAATAAACCTTCTATCATTTTGCCATAATAAGGTGGATATAAAGTTATAACTTGTACTAATTCTGTTAAAATATCAGTCCAATTTCTTGTGCCTTTAGAGACATCCATAAAACCTAAAGTTACATTACTTAGACCTTTAGAAACACTAACACCTATTGCTGCCAGAGCTGCATAACCAGCTACAAGTGGAGCTACAGAAGCTTGCAATGCAATCATAGCAGTTCTTGCAGTCTTAATTGCAACAGTAAATTTTGCCACTGCTCCCATTGCAAAGATAAAAGCTCCACCAACACCTATAATTTTCATTGCCCATAGGGTATAGCTTGCTATATTGTCCAGTGTTTCTTCATCAAGATCTCCCAGCTTATCTGTAACCTTTTCAATTGCAGGGGAAAGTTCATCCATTAACTTCTTTGCCAATGGTTCTATGGCCAGCTTTGCCTGATTTTTAAGCAGGTTAAATTTTTCTGTCAGGGTCATGGTGTCTTCTGCTGCCTGGTTAATAGTTTCACTACTGCCGGCGAGCTCTGCCACGAAATCCTCAACTGCAAATCTGCCCTCTCTTACTGCCAGAGCAAAATCAGGCCCAGCTCTTGTACCCAGTGCTTCAACTCCAAGTTCCATAGCTTTTCCAACAGTAGTGGCTTCTTCAATTTGTTTTACGAGTTGTCTAAAGGCCTCTTCCGGTTCTTTTTGAGCCTTGGCAAATTTACCCAGAGCCATTGAAAGTCCGCCAAGCATCTTTTCAGCAGATACTCCTTCTTTTTCCCACTTACCCATTAAGGCCAATGATTCCTCTAAGGTAAAACCAACAGTTCTAAGCTGAACTCCATAAGTAGTAACCATATCGGACAGCCTGTCAATTCCAACTCCAGTTGACTGACTTACCTTGTAAAGATAATCCAATGTTTCAGCCTGATCTTCTACCGCTATATCCCAGTCTCCAAAAAGTCTTGTAGAAGTTCTAATTACTGCATTGACATCAGTTTCAGTAATCCTTGCCAAGTTAAGCATTTGTTTTGCCATAGCTTGCAGTGGTTTTCCTGTAAGTCCAAGCCGGGTATTTAGATCTGCAATTGCTGTTGAAACTTCATCAAGAGAATTAGGGACATCTTTTGCTACTGCCCTGAAATCTTTCTTTAAACCTTCAAGAACTTTACCAGTTTTCCCGGTCCCGGTTCTTATTTTGTTATAAGCCTTATCAAACTCTTTTCCTACCTTTATTGCTGCTATACCAATAGCACCGGCAAATCCCATCATGACTGCACCAGTTTTCATAAAAGCAGCAGAATGTTTTTGTACTGCTGCTCCAAAACCAGAAAGTTGCTTTTTAGAATCAGCCAGTGATTTTTTTAATGCTGCGGTATCTCCAACAACAGAGACAACAAGCCTGTCTATTAAATTCATTTATTTTCCTTTTTGATGTTTGATTTTATCTCCATAGATTTTATGGAATTTAGCTAAATCTGGTTTATCAGATATACTTTTTGATTTGCTTGAGGATTTTGATTTCTTTCCTGTTATGGCTTCTATGAGTTTATTTACCAGGATTATTGCCTTGATTTCTTCCCAGTCAAAACCTTGATTATAAAACATAATTACCTGATCCAAGGAATAGAAATCCAGAAGAGAATCAAGGCTGTAACCTGTCATAAATACTACTCTTGCGAAGATTCTACTAAGTACTATTTCACGACTTTTTTTTTACCCTTGCCTGGCCTATTTATAGGTTCAAGTACAAAGTCTATAAATTCAATCAGCTGCTCGTAGTGAGTATTATCAAGAAGCCATTCAACTGTAATTTTAGGATTTTTAACCTGGCAGACCTTTGCCACAATCTCAAGTGACTTTCTCTGCTGCTCTTCAGAAGACTTCATTTTCAGTACTTTATCTCTGAATATAGCTAACTCTAGACTTGTCCTTGATGGTATAAGAGATACATCTATTTCCTCTCCTGCCAGTTTAGCTATCCTTTTTGGAGGCAATATTTTATCAAAGTCCTTAATTACAGATTCATTCATAATTTAGCCTTTCTATTATACGTTCTGGTAATCTTCAATCTGGAATAACTGTTCCCCTTCGGTCAGGTCTGGATTGCAGGTTCCTGCAATTCTTATAGGACAAACTGCTGCGTCTTCTCCCTCATCAGGCTGAAGTGCAATAGTTATTCCACTTGCTGAATTAGCCTTTTTGAGAGTTATTATGAAACTATTGCCAGCTTCATTTACATTAGTAATCCTTGCCTGAACTGCTGCCATCACAAATAATCCACCAGATTTCAGAAGCTTATGAGCCGATGGAGTGTAATCATAGACTATGGTAATATTCTGATTTTCAGTGGTTACAGTTGTAGAATCTGTTATTGTAATTCCCCATCTTCCTGAGCTGTCTTTTACAATATCGAAGTCTACCTCTACGGTAAGGGCTCCATCTACAGAACCAGTAACAGAAGTCGGAGTTATCTGTGCACCGGTACCATTCTGCTTATCAAATGGAATGAAAATATTGAAGAGCCAACTGCCTGCTAAAACTATCTGGTTGTGATCTGTCACTGGATCTCCTGCTGGTTCGGTAAACAGGTCAATTCCACCACGCAGGATATCAAGTTTTTCCAGATCAAATTCCATCAAATCTCCTACAAGTGCAGCTTTCTGGTTTCTTATACCTACAAGGACATCACCTGCGTTATCGCTCTTTACTATTAGCTCGTCCCAGGTTTCCTCAAAGATTATGTTGCGCATAGCTCCCAGGTCCTTAGAAGATACCCAGTCGTCACTTGACACTTCAAACTTGCCTGACCCAAATCTGATTGCATTTGCTTTTTTTACTACGGTTTGCTTTACTGCCATTTCTTTTCCCTCCTTTTTTTTACATAAAAAAAGACCCCTAAAATTAGAGGCCTACCTTTTTTAATTTTAATACTTGTTTATTCTTTTTTCTTTTTTATCCTTTCGGATCTTACAGGCTTATTAATTATCCCAAGCTTTTTTAAAGAATCTATTCTGTCTTCTTTGATATCTATAATACTGCCAATTTCTACCTCCTCGCCTGTCTTTCCCTTAATAAACTTTTTTATGACTTTAAATTTAACCATAAATTCCTCCTAATCAGTAATACTTAATCTTTTTTTGCCATAGCATAGCATTAAAAGAAAATTATCGTGTCTTAAATCCAGTCCTGGTAAGTCATTTTTAATCATTTCACAATTTTTTATAGACTATTCTTATATCTACCGCTATATGATGGATTGCACTATCGCCTGAAAGTTCCACCTCATCTAAAAATACCCCTTGCAGGATATGGCAGTCCCCCACTATTCCCTTATATCTCTGGAATAGCTCCTTTACCGCTATGGCCATACTTTTGCACTCGGTCAGATCCTCCGAAAAACAGCTAAACTGAAACCTGGGATATGCCACATCAATATCATGGAATTCAGGAGCAGATACCTTGAAATAAACTATAGCAGGCAGTACAGCATTTTGCGGAAGCCTCGATGGATAAATTCTATCATCTATATAGTATTTTATGGCAACATCATCCAGCACCATCTCTACTATAGTTTCTTCTATCATACCCTCAGGACCTCCTTAAGTGCAGCACCAATTTCAGCTACTACCTTTTTTCTATTCTCGTCAAATGCTGGCCTAAGAAATGGATATGGCCTAGTTCCAGGGTGGTGAACTTTTTTCACTGGATGCTCTGCTCCTTTCCAAAATAATGCCTTTTTGTCTTTTGGAACAATAATATGTGGTGCTGTTCCATATTCTAATCGTTTTGCATTTTCAGCATTAGTGCCTACTAAGAGTTCCGCTCTCCCTTTCGTTACAACCTTGCCTCCTATATCAGTTCCAGTTTTGCTTTTTGCCAAATCTGACATTCTGCCATAGCCACCAGTATGAATTGAACTTCGTGTATCTCCAGTAAGATATCGGCATCTCCTTTTAGCATCATTTTGCACTATAAAACAACCAGATAGAACTGCTGCTTCCAGCTTATTATCAAAAGCATCACCTATTTTTTTTAAGGCTGTTATTACCTCTTTTGTGCCAGTTACCCTGACGGTTATACTCATAATTTTACCACTTCCAGGTCCAAGTGTGTGATATTTTTATAGCCATCGCTTACTGCCCCTAGTATGTCATATTCAGTAGAATTTATTACAGCCCTCATTTTTTTTGTTACAAGAGGATAATATCCCAATAGAATTACCACATACGAAGAGATTCCCCGGGTGCGGTCCGGCAGTTTTACCTCTGTATCTTTAGTGCTACCCAGACAGCAGGCTATATCTATATGGCCAGTCTTATTGCCCCATTCTTTTACTTCCTGGCCAAGGCTGTTTTTCCCCGTAACCGTATATTCCTGTATGGTGCAACTATCTGTGGCAAGATGAGATATGCTGTCTATAAATTTACTGTGAAGTAGATTCATAACCTGTCCTTTTCTATCATCTCTCTATATGCAAAAGGATTTACCGCCATCTCCGCCCAGTCAATATCCCAGTCAGCCTCGGCAGCCTTTTCACGTAGAATTTTAGCTCGCTCAAGAAGTGATTTTGCCACAGCAGGACCATCAGTAGTTATATCAAGTATCTTAATTCTTTTCTGTACATAAGCTTCATTTGAGGCAATACTCTCGAGTGCCAGTGCTGCCGCACAAGGTATGCTATCCTCTTCAAGACCATAAAAAGACATCAGTTCTGCATCGGTAAATATATAATCGGTTTCGTCTTTATCAAATATAAGATTTCTAATTGTGCCGACAACTGTAGTTAGATCATAAGAAAATTCTGCCATAATATATTCTCCTTAGAGTAAGGAGTATCAGTAAATTAATATTGATACTCCTTACATAGATTACTATTAAGATCCGCTTCCATTGCTTGCGCAGGTGAGTTTTGGATCAAGCCTACATCCACCAGTTACATGCCTTACCTTATATTCTATATTGTCGCTGTCAAAATCACCCTGCAATGGATCAACCAGGCCAGCGCCCCCAACAGCCATCTGATTGGAAGATTTCATAAATACCTGGGGTTCTGTATATCCACGCAAGAATCCAACTTCAAGCGATCCCCTAGTATTTGCCGGATCAGCAAACAAAAACCAACTGGTAGCGCCATTAGCAGTAGAAGCCACAATAGGTATGTAGGCATTTACTACCAATTTTATTCTGTTTTTCATCCAGTTTAAAACTTTTATTTCCTGAGCAGCAGTTCCACCACCACTGGTCTTGGCTAAAATTTCAATTGCATTTAGGATATTTTGTGCAACTATCTCAAGTGCCGGCGGTACAACCAGGGTAAGATTTCCCATAAAGATTGGCTCTCCGGCTGCATCGGTTTGAGCTCCCAGTATAGTCATGGCTATTTGCAGAGCTTCCACAGTAAGTACGGGATTTGCGGTTACTATGTTTTTGTTTGCAGCCTTATAAAAAGTAGCAAGAGGTCCGCTTGCATCAACAAAAAGAGTGGTTGCAAAATACTCCTCAGTCCTTCTTGCTGCCCTGCCAAGCCTTAAGGGTGCATCATTAAATGCTCCCAGATCATCATTTACCAGGGTCTCCCAGCTGAAGTCAAATTTCCTACCATATTTTTTAACCTTGTAAAAATATTTGCCTGAAGAAAGTGAAGCGTATTTGTACTCCTCTTTTTCAGCTACTGCATCTAGCCTTCCATCTCCACCGTCAACATAGTGCCTATCTACCTGCCTGAAATCCCTTACCGTTGATATCCTGCAATATGCCTTATAGGTTTGCGGTGCTTCCCTGTATCCAGCCAGTAGCTGCCTGTCCAGGACATCGGCAAAAAGCAGCGGAAAATCACTTGTGGTCATGACCTCTTTGAAGTGATACATAGGTCTCTTGCCATTTAGTATCTGTCCTACAAACTCTACTGCCTCGGAAAGCTTGGCCATATATTCAGGAGATTTGACTCCCCTTCTTATAGGCACGCCATCATCTTTGTTAAAGATTTTATGAATGTTAGCTTCCTCTAATTTTACATCTTCGATTAATTTTAAAAATTCCATTAACTTTACCTCCTATTCTTTATTAGTTTATTTAAGTAGCACCATTATTGTATCTGTTACACCACTTGCTACCTCTTCTAAAGCATACCCGAAAAATATAGTTGCAGCGTTTTTGTTTATTTTGGGTGTATCTCCTGAATCGTAGTAAACCTTATCACCTATTGCTATAGCAGCGTCAGATGTCCCATCATGGCCTTTTACTGAAAGGTCATAAACTCCCTTTGTGTCTGCAACTACATTTCCGTCTGCATCAGTATCAATCAGCGCTACTCCCGTAATTTCACCTACACATATCGGATCACCAGATAATATGCCAGCAATCGCCAGTTTTAGATGCCTTCCGTCTTTATAAATCATATTCTTTGCCATTATTTTTTACCTCCTTCTTTTTATATTCTTCCTTTGCTTGCACTTTTTGCCTGATCTTCTGTAAGACCAATGGACTTAAAGCCCTCGGTCAGTTTCTCTTGAGCTTTTTTCTTGTCCTCTTCACTTACATCGCCATCGCCCATTCCCTTGATTTTGCCTGACTCGGAAAGTTTAGCTAAATACTTAACTTCTGCATCTACTGCCTCTTTTATTTTCTTCTCGTATTCGGCCTCATCAAGCTTGTCTTCTTTTACTACAGGATCTTCAGACAAATCTTTGGCAAGCCTTTCCTTAGTAATATCCGGTATTTCTGCTTCTTTTAGTTTACCGTCTACAAACTTTTTAGCCTCGATTAAAATAAGGGCCTCCTTAAGCTTTGCATTTTCCTTTTCCTGCTCCTTGTTTTTAACCTCAGCTGCATCCAGCTTATCCTGAACTTCCTTTACTTTTACATCATCCATCTTTTTTCCCTCCTTCTTATCATTGTATATTGTATCCTTTAGCTCACTCCGTAGAGTTTCAACCAAATCTGGCCTTTCCTTTTTTAGCATCGTAAGGTCAACTTCAGATAGCAGCATGTCTTTTTTGCCCTTTACTGACTCAAAGAGCTGCACTATCTTGCCGCCTGCTCCTGACATTGTTACATAATCGACCGAGGCAACGTTGTCGATGCTGTCTATTATCATTCCCTTCTTACCTTCTGCTTCTCCATACTTCGACTTACCTGATGCTACATGAGATAAACCGATATGTTCTGCTATCTCCTCAAGTTTACTTTTGAATGGCTCAAAAACACGAGCATCACCATATACACCTGGGCCTGCAACTCCGTCTTCCTGCCATCTACCTGCGCTTATCAGTACACCTGCTAAATCCTTAAGTGAGCGCTCTGGCCTTTCAGATTCTTCTGTCGGTGTCGGGTGATCCCAGAACATATGCGTTCCAGCCGTATATTTTTCAGCATATTTTTGCAGCAACTCCTTTGAGTAATATCCCGAAGTTCCCCAACATGGCCCGATAATCTTTATAGGTACTGTGCTATCAGCCCTAACTACTTTCTCAATAAGCGGAACGATTTCACTCCGCATCTGCTTCAGTTTCAGGTTACCAAGCAATGCCTTAGCCTCTTTTATTGCATTATACCTTTCTGCATTTTCAACTTCCTTACCTGTGGCCAGCTTATCAAGTAAGTCATTGAGTACCGCAATTGATTTTTTAATCAGTTCTTCATTTTCTTTACTTAGTATCCTCCCTACTTCCTTAATGGATATGAGCCCATTAAGTAAATCTTTTATATCCTCTGTACCTGATTCTTTTTTGTGATCGGCTACCCACTTTTTGGCTTTTGCCAGATCCCAGTTCTTCTCCTTTGCAAAAATATAGGTCAGGACAACTTTTCTGTTACCGGCATAAAGAGCAGTAATTCCTTCATCCTCAGAAATGGTAATTGTCCTTATCCTATCTCCTTCCTGCCTTTCAGCCACTGGTATTCGTATATAGTCTTCAGTAACCTCAGGTTCTTCCAAATTTACTTTCATAACTCTCCTTTCTTTAAAATTTTACTTAGGCATATTCTGCACCTTTGCGTCTGTAAAGAATATCGCACCTGCATCCAGGAAACCTAGGACTCATATCATCGCCACTAGGAAAAGCCTCATCAATATCAATCCAACCAGCAGCACTGTTCTCTAGGCAGCCATCACTTACTAAAGCATCTCCTGAGTCCATCCAAGCCTTCTCCATTGTAAGCCCCTGCTTTTTTACAAACTGTGCAGCTTCCATATTTCCTGACTCGTAGGCCATTCTGTTTTCAGTTACCGCTACTAGATGTGCTCTACTCTGGATATGCAGTTGTGGCTTGCCTACAGCAAACTGGTTGAATCTGCTTTTTATTTCCCTTGCAACCTTATCATAGCTCTGCCCTTCTTCCGCACCCTTTGTAACAATTCTACGAATTATGCTTTTTGTGGTCTCATTAATATCATCTGCTATAAGCTCTGCTGCATGCCTTTCTAAAAACCCTACTGCCCGGAGATTATCAAGTGCAAAATCCACATCCATTTCAGCAAAACCAAATCCGTCAAATGAGTGCCTGACAGCTTTTGCCATAACAATAGCAAGACCGTTTATAAGCTTTACTTTTAGCCCTTTATCAATATAAGGCTGTATCTGCTGCAAAATCCTTCTAATTTCCTCATCCGATATACTTTCAGAAAATCTACTTTTATATCTTTCAAATTGAATTAAAAATAATCTGCCCTGTTTTTTAAAATAAGTCTGGCAGGCCTTCTCAATATTTTTTATCGGTTCAGCTATAGCTCTATTTTTATAAGCCCTTGCGACAGATTCCAGGAATCTATCCAACTCAGTCAGTAGTTTTTTTTCCTTCAATAATTGCATGAGCAGCTTGCCTTAATTCTTTTACAGATTTTGTAAATGACCTGTTGTAGTCGCTTTCTTCCTTGCCTTCCGGCTCATCTTCAGGAAACATTTTTTTCAGTGTCTCATCAATATCACCTTCGCCCAGAGCAGCAAGAAGCAATTTTGTTATGTCTTTTCTATCAAGAGTTCCGGCAGAAAGTTTTCCGTCCAAAGTAGCGGCTGAAACTATTGCTCCTATCCTCCCTTTTGTATCTTTTTCAAGTAATGGTGGGAAAGTGGCCTCTATTTTAAGACTGATAGGCTTACCGGCAAGATCCGGGTCTTCATTTTCTACATCATTTGCCATTACAATTTTTTCCTGATCATCCTCTTTTGTAATTTTGCCAGAGTTATGCAATTTTCCACTTGGTGCTTTTACTGCCTGCTTTATTACAAAATTTGCAATCTCTAAAAATACACTGCTCCAGAGCTGCTGCCGGTCCCTGAACATCATTTCCATAGGCCTCTCCATAGCGGTTGCTGTAGCCAGATTGCCCGTAGATGGATCACCGAAATAATGCTCAAATATTCCTGTGGCAGCACATACCATAAGTAGAAGCCTTCTGCCATCATCTGCCCTTGTTGTAGCCCCGGCAGTCTTTATTGGCTTCATTCCTTCTGCTCCTTCTGGCGACATGAATATCGAGGCTGTTACTGGCGGGTAGACAGTACTGCCTGTATCAACCTGACTTTGCAATTTGGCCTTAGCTTTTGCTGTGCCTGTTCTGCCTTTAGTCTTTAGCCCCCAAGCAAACTTTGCATAACTTCTAATAATGGTTGCCCAATCTTCAAGGAAACTTTTATAAGCTTTGCTCCAATCAAGAGCAGCATAAACTTCACTAACTCCGAATTTCATATCGGAGAGCCTGTTTACTGCTATATGATAAACTACCGAGTCTTGGGTTTTCTTGCTTGCTATTGTTTTTGCCGGTTTAAAATTTGCCCAATCAGGATAATATACAATCTCCTGCTCACTTTTATATTGCCCTTTTGCCAGGTTAAAAGTTCTTTTTGTCCATACTCTCTTATAATACAGTGGGGTCTTGCTATCTTCAGGATCGGTTATGATATCCGCTATTTCATCTGACGGGATTGTCCTTACTCTTACCCTGCCTGTAGCCTTATCTGTAAAAAATACAAAATAAATATTTGCAAATAGCTGGAGTTCTGTTTCTTTTATCATTCGCCCCTGGTGCTCTGTTATCTCTGCCCTGTTTTTAGTATCATCTATAAAGCCCTGTATTACTTCATCTATTAGAGGATGCTCCCCCCGGATCTCAAACCCCTGCCCAAAAACATATTGGGTCTGGGTCAGTACCGCTCTGCGAATAAGTGGATTTTTTAGAAAATATATCCTCGCCAGTTTATTTATTTTTTTTAGTCCTTCACGAGAAAATTCCTTCTCGCTTTCCCCGGTAAGTCTAATCCAGCCTATATCCTCAAGTGCAAGTTCAAGCTCTGCAATTCTCTCAGTAAAAAACTGGTAGTTATCGCTGGTCTCAATAGCCTTTCTCTCTAGGCTGTTGTATTCTTCTTTAAGTACCTTTTTAGCAACATTAGCAAGTATTCCCATTCAGGTCTCCTTTCCTAAATTGGTGAAATATCGACATGCTCGTCATAGACTACTACCTCCTGCCTCTCTTCTGGTGCAGCTTTGCTATAGGTCCCATACCTCCCTGCATCCATTCCGTGATCCATAAATTTAGCTGGCTCTTCAAGGACATTGCCATTCTTATCCTCTTTGCGCTTATACCCTTGGCCTTCCTTAATTAAATTAGCACCTATAAGTCCAATAAGATGAGATTTGCACCAATTAATACCGTCCCTTACATCTGTTATAGCATTGTGGATATTAAATCCCTCGTCATAGAATTGCTGGATTGATCCTGGCTCATCAGTGCCTGCAAAAAATTCTTTCTGCCTGTCTTCTTCGGGGATTCTTTCCTTTACCAGTTCTATAAATTCAGGAGTAGTAAGTCCCTTCCTGTAGATTATCTCTTCCCAGATAACCTTATCGCCATCAAACCAATGAATCTTAATTAGTGCTGCTGGCTTTGCATATCCCCAGTCAATTCCGTAACTTATATCAAGTGGAGTTTTGCTATAATCAGAAATCTTATTGTAAGCTTTCCAATTGGTATAAATTATATGCTTTAGTATTCCCCATTTTGAAAGCCGATAGACATTGTATAGATTCTCATCAATATCCTTAAGTTCTTCCAGTTCGGCTATATCCTCTTTAGCAGCAAATGGATTATCCTCAACAGTAAAATAATCAAATATTGTGTTAGGCCTAGGTTTATCAACTATTTTTATTTTAAGCCAGATATTTGCATCAATCGGGTTAAAATCGCAAAGCAGTTGGTTTACTGTATCTGTTTTTCTTCTGCACCTTCTCGCAAGCTCTAGGTAATCTTCATAGGTAAACTCCGGTGCCTCGTTAATCCAGATATAGTTAAACTCTTTGGATTTAAATTTATTTCTCTCATCAAGACCGGTGAATTTAATTGTATTTCTCTTGCCATCAACGGAACTTATAACCAGATCACTTTTATTTATATAGTAAGGAAGTTCTAAATCTTCCAACAAATCTAATACAAGTTCATAACAGGAATCTTTACAGTCTACCCTTGTTTTACGCAGTATCAGTATTTTTTTTCTCTGTTCGCTAAAAAATTTATCTATAAGCAGATATTGTGCAATACTGTATGATTTACTGCTATCAGCACCACCAATTAAAAATAGCTTCCTAATATGCTCATGTTCTTTTATCCAATCATAAGCTCTTGTTACTTTTGTTTTTTTTAGCAACATGCTCAATTACCAATTTAATAGATTCAAGTCCTTCAAATTCCTGCTTTAATTTATCTGGTATAAATTTCTTCAATACTGCTATCATTACCGAATCAGATATATAGGCCCGTTCTATTACTCGTCTGAAAAAGGATTTTTTCTTCTCAATTTCTACTTCCCGGATTGCCTTCTTGAGTTCAGCCATATAAGTAGAGCCTTTTGGTCTGCCTTTTGGATTGCCACTTTGACCGGGTTTATAAAGCTGTGGTTTATTCTGTTTTTCTTCTGTTATATCAGAAACTTTATTATCCATTCTGCACCACCACTTTTAATGCTCTATTCTGTTCAATTATCATAGATTTTAATGATTTAAGTTGTTCAACTTTAATCCGCCATTTACCAAGTTCTGATATTGCATCAAATAATGCTTTTTCAATATCTGCTAGATTATTAGTATTATCCAGTATCATACGCATAGCTTTATCAACTTGAAGTTCTTGGATTTCTTGTGCGGTTAATTTTTGAAAGTTATTTTGTATTTCCATAATTTAAAATAGTAAAGCCACCGCTTCTCTTTTCCATTCTATTAGGAAAATTACTAGGGCGGCTCATCACAGGGAGACTATCCCTGCTGTGGTTTTTGACATAAAAAAAGAGCCTCAAAAGAGACTCATCTAATTTACTGCATAATACAAGATTGTAGAAAATATAAACATATAAAATTAATTTTGTCAAGTGAATATTTATTTTTTCGCTTAAACACTAGTTAAATGCCTCTTGACAAATTATTCATTCATTCCATTAGGTTTGTCATCTTTATAATATCCCATTATTCCTTTCATTTTATTTCTTAATCTTCTTAAATCTCTTTCTATCTCTATCAAATTATCTAACAATTTTGCCTTAATAAGCTCTCTTGTATGTGGCTTTAACTTGTAGATTAATGCTATATAGTTATGCTTACCAGGATTTTCTATAAAATCTATAAAATCAAAATATGTTTGTGTTACTGATTCAATTAAAAGTTCTTCTCTGGATTTTTTCCTTTTTCTCAAACCTTACTCCTAAAAACACTTCTCCATATTAAAATTTTCATTCTTTTTAGAAATTCAGGTTCTATTTGATTTTTGTCATCTATGGCACTTTTACCCTGCAAAATATCATCCATATAATCTTTATTAGCGTGGCTTATTCTTGCCATTTGCCTCTTCCTTCGCCTTGCTTTTCTCTGCTCATTTTTTATTTTTTTATACTTCCAACTATGCAAAATTACTCCTTTCTAAAGCCGGGCTTCTCTCTCATTAGCTTATCCCAGAATTTGAACTTTTTAGAAGCTCGCTGGGTCCGGATATTTTTCTTAACCTGGTTTCTGGTATAGTGAGTACCGAATATTTTATTTAGCGCAGAAAGTGATCTACTGTCCAATAGCTGTATTAAGAGAAATGAATCTTTTATCTTATGTTTTACCTTTTGCAAAACTTACTCCAAATAAAAAAGAGAACCCCCAGAACCTTTTTAAGTTCTGAAAGTCCTCTAAAGTTTTTAGCCAGACTTATTTTATTTAGTTATCAAAATCACTCGGTTTTATTTTTTTTAACGCCTTAAAAAATTTAGTTCTCACAGGTTTATACCATTCCATTGGCAGCCCATTTTGAACCTTCATTTTTATTACAATGCCGAATCTTAAATCTTCAATATCTTTAAGTAGCGCTCTTTGAGAAGGATTAATAAGACAGAGGCAGGAGTCCTTTCCTATTTCAATGCCTATATCATCAATTATATCCAAAATTTCTTTAGTTTCTTTTGTTACTGGTATGTCTTTCATCTTTACCTATTATAATACTATTTTTTTATTCTTTTTGTAAAGCCATCTAAAATATCGCAGATAATTCCAGATATTCCTTTGTCTTTTATCTCCTTTATTAGCATTAATATTTCTCTTTTTAATTCCTTAAAATATATTGTTATCTTATCTATCATTTTAGAATATCGCCTTTAATCTCTCTATACTTCTGCCTATCTTATACTTTCCACTTTCCAGTTCTTTTATTATCTGCTTTGCCTCTTTATTAGAAACTGTCATCTGGCCAAGTATATCATTTACTATATAATCCTGTAGGTCCATAATAACTAACTCCGTCTGACTATTAGGCAGATGAATTATAAGCTGCCAATTTCTATCGGCCGGGGTTTGTATAATTGCCTGGTCAATATCGATTAAAATCTTTCTTCTAAATTCCCTATCGCTACCATGATATTTACATTCAATTGTATATTTAGCCAATGGAGTAGTTTTATAATATTCCCGCATATCTCCTTTATGGTCTCCACCACCAGAATATTTGGTCCGGGTATAACCAGATCCAAGATATTCATTTATTATATCTATTATTTTGCGCTCATATTTATTGCCAATGTACTTAGGATTTTTCATATTTCTCTTTTAATCTTTCTTCATTATCTTTTATGATTTTATCATAATACTTAATTTGGTCTTTGAAGTACGTAGCATCTATAAATTCTAATGCTTCCTTAGATATTCTTATGGCTTCTAATGTATCTTTATCCATCATTCCTCACTTTCTATTATTATTTTTACTTTTTTGCCATAAGGAAAATTTATAAAATCGTATTTACCTTCTGAAAATATAAATTTAAGTGTATTTCTTGTACTGTCGCTATCAGTTATTTTCCCCTCTGCCACTATGACCTGATTTTTAGGTTTTAGTTGGCAGATTTGGTCAATTAATTCATTAACATCGTGAACCAAAAACTCTTTACATACTTGGTTTGTATAATGTCCCAGTTTATGAAATTCTATTTTTAATCTATTCTTATCTAAATATTCTTTACTCATCTTTCACCACCGCCTTTATAATTATTGTTTTGTCTTTAAACTTTTCTAATTTTTCACTAACAATTAGATTATCATCAACACTTAATCCATATAGCTCTTGGAATTGTTTTACTTTTCCCCCAGCTATCACTATCTCATCTTTATGTAGCTTGGTTAGGATTGAGGTGGCTATTTTCCCCCAATCCATCAATGGTCCATTAGGACCTCCGAATATACATTCCAATTCTTGTGCTATCATATCTATTTCTTTTTGATTTTTATTTTTCATTTAATCCTCACGTTCTTTTAATATTTTTATGGCTTGTTTGAGTTGGTTGGTTTGCTTTTTAAAAGTTCGTTTAAATATTTTTTTGCCATTAGCTGTTAAGTCAGGATAAACTGATACCAGCACAGGCGAACATACTTCAAGCAATCCCCTTTCTAAAATTTCTATAGCATAATCAAATTTCATCTATCCCCCTTTAATTTATTTAATTTATCCCTATTGGGTATATTTAATACTTTATGTATTTGTGTTTTTATTTTTGACGGTATTGGCTTGTGTTTGTACTTTTCTTCTTTAAATGTTTTTACTTCTGACCAATCTTGCTCTTTGTTTATTTTTTTATTTTTAGTTGCATTCATCTTCATAAAAAGCTGGTCATATTGTTTTCTAAGTTTTGCGGTTGATAAAATATTATTCTGCCAAAAATCATCTTGCTGACACCATATAATTATTTTTTCAATAACCCCTGGATCTCTTTTATCTATTCTTATCATTAAATCAATACTGTACGCCCATTTCTGCATATCTGGTTCTTTATGTTCTGGATTTCTTTCTTTAATTTTTTTAAATAAAAGTTCTGATAGTCGTAACTCGATAGAGTTGACTTTATATTTAGTTATATTAAGTTTAGTTATGTTATGTTTAGTTAAGGGGACTAAATCGGATTTAATCGGATTAATTCCAGAGTTGATAGTATTTTCTTTATTTGGAGCAGGTATTTTAGACGGTGCTTCCCTATCAAAGTGAACTTGATATTCCTTGAATTTAGTAAATTGCAAATACTTATCGCCATCTGCTTTATAAAGGGTTATTAATTTAACTTGGGACATTTCTGTTAGACAATTATCAATCTTCTTAAGAGTCATCTTTTTAATACGTGGAAATATATTTCCTTTAATAATTGATGGATCTGCGGAAAATCTACCTTCTCGGTCAAGGTGTGCTAATAGCCAAGTATAGATCAATCTTCCTGTATCACTTGAAAGTAGAGATAATTTTCTACTTTGAGATATTGCTTCCTTATCTAATATACGCCCTCTTGGCATTTATTCCTTTCTAAAAATTTAGTGGGTATAAATTTTTTGTATGTTTTAAGTTTTTTTGATTTATTAAAGACATCTATAAAATTCATTTTAAAAGCACCCATAGTATTGGTATATTGAGCCAAAGCTATATACTCTGGGATATTATAAACTTTAGAATCTCTCATTAAATAGACACCTTGATTATATTTTTTTAATAACATTAATCTTTCAAATACACTTTCAAAATTATCTTTTTCACCTACATAAACATACCATCTTGTTTGCCAATCTTTTAATCCATTTTTTTTCATTAATTCAAGAGCCTTTAATACAAATGATTTATAGGCTATATCATCAAAAGCAAATCTTATTTCTTGTATATGCTTTAATGTTTTAATTCTGCCCAAATATCCTCAGTTAATAATCTAAAATCAAGAC